CATACGTTTATTTATCATGATTGCATCCTAATGAAAGGGGCGCACGTTGGGCATGATGTGATTGTTTGGCAAGCCACTACAATTTCATGCGGCGCACGGATTGGCGGTCACTCACGAATCAATGAATACTCAAACATCGGACTTAACGCCACGCTTCACCAATTCACGAAACTTGAAACAGGCACAATGGTCGGTGCATCTGCCTTTGTCAAAGGAGAACATTACGAAACTTGGCGAATCCTCGCAGGCGTTCCTGCACGCGACATTGGCGAAAACAAAATAGGGAGGGCAAGATGGGAAAAATAAGCATCTGCATTCCCTTTCACCTGCGCGGGTATTCCGAATCACAGGCGTATGCGATTTCCTTCCGGCACTATGCCTCACTACCCTACACCGTTCACCTGTGCGGGTCGGAGGGTGACGCATCCCGCAACTTCGCATCCCGCTTTCTAAACGACACAACGCACTACGTCGAAGTGCCGCAGGATAAATTGACTACACTAAGCAAGGGTGACGACACACTGAGGAAGAAGTTTAACGATTCACTCGCCACGCTACCGGATTCCGAATGGTGTTGCCTATGTGGCGCGGATGACATCATTCCTGCTTCGTTCTTTGAGTGGCTCGAAACTCGCACCGATGAGGGTGTGTGTATGGCGGGGCAAACGATGGGATCACCGATGATCCTGATTGACCTTGCGAACTGGCCAAAGGATAAGGCAGTAAGGAAAATCACATTGAACTATTCGGTGAAACTCAGGTTGACAGGCGGTGTCAATGCGTTCTCACGCAAAGCGATGCAGAAGATAGCATCCGCTCCATACAAATATGATGGCTGCGAAACCGGCGCGGAGCTTTTGTTCACTGAAATTGGGTATATTATCGACACTCCTGGATATGTGGTCATGCCAAAGGAATTGATTGCTTTGAACCCAATGCGAAAAATTGTTGAGCGCCACCCGAACCACGAGGTCACACGAGAAGATAGGGAGATTGTCAAAGGGTATTTGGGATGAACTGGCAAGATGACTACCTGCCTAAGCAGATAGAGGCGCTGGATCATCTTTCACTTGAAAGTGGCGCGGAGTCTGTGTTATACGGAGGCAGTGCAGGATCGGGCAAGTCATGGTTCGGTTGCCGTTGGCAGGTTATGCGCCGATTGAAATATTCAGGTACGCGCGGCCTCATTGGTCGCTCAAAACTCGACACGCTGAAGAAAACCACACTGCGAACTTTTTTCGAGGTCTGCGCCCAGATGAAACTTCAGGCAGATAATCACTACACCTTCAACGCGCAGTCAAATATCATCACGTTTATCAACGGCAGTGAAATCATCCTCAAAGACCTCTTCGCCTACCCGTCCGATCCGAACTTCGACAGCCTCGGTTCGCTTGAAATCACTGATGCGTTTATAGACGAGGCGTCGCAGGTGTCGCATAAGGCGGTGAATATCGTGCAGTCGCGCGTTCGCTTCAAACTGAATGAATACAAGTTGAGGCCGAAGGTGCTGATGACCTGTAACCCGTCGAAGGGGTGGCTTTACAACGAGTATTACAAGCCGTGGAAGGATGGCACGTTACCGGAGCACCGCGTATTCGTTCGCGCACTTCCAGGCGACAACTACCACCTCCCCGAATCGTACATGGAAACCTTATCGCGCCTGCCCGAACAAGATAGAAAACGTCTACGCGATGGCGACTGGGATTACGATGAATCAATCGACCGCCTGTTCAATATTGATGACGTGCTGCGCTGCTTCCGCAACGAACTACTTACCGGTCAGAAATACATCACCGCTGACGTTGCGCGATTCGGAAAAGATAGGACGGTTATCGGTGTGTGGGAGGGATTGACGCTCAAGAGCGTGGAGATAATGCGCCGCGCTGACGTGACGCAGGTCGTCGCAAAGGTGCGCGAACTGGCGACAGCAAATGGGGTGAAACTGTCGAATGTGATTGCGGATGAAGACGGTGTTGGCGGTGGCGTAGTGGATGGATTAAAGTGCAAGGGATTTGTCAATGGATCACGCGCCACTAAGCCGGATAGATATGTCAACCTGAAGGCCGAATGTTATTACAAGCTCGCTGAACTGATCGAACAGAACCGGATCACCTTCGTGGGAATTGACAATCTGAGGGATGAAATCGTGAAGGAGTTTGACATGGTGCGAAGGAAGAACGTCGAGAAGGATGGGAAACTTCAGGTCACCGGAAAGGAGGAAATCAAAGCGCAACACGGGGTGTCGCCGGACTTGTGCGACATGATTATGATGCGAATGTTCTACGAGTTGTACCCCAATTACGGAAAGTACAGTGTCGGGAGCAGTCGTTAAAGAATCTTCCCGTTGTGTACACGGTAGTTCCTCACGTTGAAGTCACCGGAAGCGTCAACGTCAATGCGGGCAAAACCATGATTCCAACGATTGTAAGGCTGATACTCGGGCGACAGTTCGCACAAACACCCCACCGACCAAGTTGTGATAATCTTGTCGTTTACATCGCGCTCACTGTGTTCTGAAGTAGCGTGATGGTGACCGCAGATTGATGACGCCTTCGCCCTCATGTAGAGGCCACGCGCCACGTTGACGGGAGAAAATACCGATGCCCCAAACTCATGTCCGTGAAATACAGATAGCTTCCCGATATTGGATTTGGTTTTTCCGTTGATGATCTGCACGTTGTGTTTATCGGCATGGATCAGTGATTCAAAAGTGAGCGCATCAACGTCAAGAAGTTCCGGTGCTTTGATCCTCATGTAACGCCAGTAGCGCTCCTCATGGTTTCCGATTTTGTAAAATATGTCGGCGTCGGGAAACAGGCGCCGAAGCTCACTGAGGAATTGACGGACGGCAAATAATTCGTCGCTGAATCTGCGTTTTTTTGGATCTTTCTCAAATGATGAAAGCTGATAGCAATCGAGGGTATCGCCGTTTAGCCATATCACATTACACGCATCTTCAATGCCTTTTTTCAGCGCAATGGTGAGCGGTTCATTCTCATGGTATGGTATATGAATATCGGACAGAAATAACACCTTACAAGACTTCAGCGCGACCGGTTTGCGCTTTTCGGAAAATGACTTTGGAAGGTCAATAAATGGATTTTTTGGACGATCTTCATCAACATAAAATCTATTTAGTTCGGGGTTGTCCTTGTTCTTGTTTCTATTTATTGCTCCACTTTTTCCATCTATATATCGGATGATCGAACGAATACTCTCAATGTTAATAAAGGTTTCCGGAAATGCTTTGTAAATTATTCTCGCCAGTGAAAGCGCAGGCATCTTCGGGTGTTTATCACGATACTCGCGAACAATCTTAGTCTTCATATCTGTTGGTTTAGATGATGATTTTTTCGCGATAATCCCCATGCCTGATAGAACTCACCGATTTCACAATCAATAGTCATCGGCTCTGCTTCTCCCTCAATCCAAAGCACAGTTGATTTTTGATACTCAATGCCCTCAGCGATGCGATAAATGTGCGGGCCTTCGATGATCTGCTGAACCGTGAATACGTGATTGGTATTTGAATCGCGGACGATGCGATGAACGATGAGGTCAATTTTCTGGTACGGCTTGCGGCGTGGTGCGCTCATGGTCTCACGATTACTATTTCATCGAGTCCTGTAAATCTACAATCAATGTGTGTCCATGTGGGCGTGTCGCGTGAATCTTCAATGGTTGTTAACCATCCCCTCTCAATAAATAAATGTGAGTGAGCTTGAATGACTTTATGAACCTCCGTGACCGTCATGCCTGGAACGTGGAAATCGAGTGCCCTTCCAAATTTATGCTGTGAGTATTTCGCCCCTGTGCGCGTTCCTTCCGGCCGGAATCCGCGCAAACGGAATTGCCCGCCGGATGCCCAATTGTTGATGATTATGGGGCGGTCAATAATGCCACGCAGATAGTCAATCGCACAGATTATCCGGTAGTCCATGAGTTGAAGTGAACGCTCACCCCGCGCGGAATAGGTCACGGGGTCGATAAATTCATCGAGGTAGAAGTTATCAGTGACAGGGATGCGCTTCATTTCATCTTTCGGATAGTCTCATCCTTCATCTTCGACCCGCGCGAACTTCCAACGTAGTATGCGAATATCTGCGTTCCGATTGTCATTACCGCACCGAAGGCCATGTAGGCAAGCTCCTTGTTTGCATCCGGAATGTGGACGAATATCAGTGCGCCCACGACGAAGATCATCATCACAAGGCCGATCATTACGACCGCGCCCATCAGCCAGTCACGTTTGCCGCCGGACGCCCGCATAAATTCAATCTCGCGGTTGCGGGCATTCTCTTTGTCGGCCTGTTCGATGCGGAATGATTCGAGTTCATCCTGAAGTTTCAAGCGGGTGAGTTCCATTTCCCATTCCAGTTTCTTCATCTCAAACTCAGAGGCGAGCGCGGCAATGGCAGCATCCTCATCGCGCTTTGCGTTGAGCAGGTCGCCCACGCGATTAAGTGCTTCAATGCCTGTGATGTCGCCCGCGATGTCGGCCACGTCACCGAGTGCGGGCTTCACTTTGTCGCGGAAGAACCGCGCGAATGCGGTGTCCTTAAATGGTTTTTTTTCTTTTGCTTCGGCCATTTTTTCGATCCTGATTTAGTTTGAAAAGAGTGAATATAGCGACCGTCATAGACAGGGTAAGTGACAAGAGGCGCATGATCGGTTCGATGTCGCCAATCCAAGCAGGTACGGCTAATGCTACACTTCCGAAAAATCCTACAATGCCTGTGGTGAGGTGGTCAATCGTCCGCAAGTCCATCATAAAATAGTCATTTGGCCGCTTTTTTCTTCGCGGGTTTATTGAGTTTCTGCTCGTACTTTTTCAATGCCGCAAGATACACGCGATATGTTTTCTCTCGTTTCATCCGATGAAGCGTTTGAGGTATTCAAGTTGGTCAATACCTTTCGATGAGGTTGCACTGTGGCCTGATGTGAATCCGTAGGAGAGTTTGTTGTGATACGGTGAGCGCGGGCAGCGTTGCGGGCCGACGTTCGCAGAGTATTCGGGAAACAATGCGGAGTTGGAACAGAGGTATTCACCGAGGC